GGTCGCAGGGCGGGGCGGAGCCCCGCGAGCCCCGCAAGCCGCTCACGTCTGAGCAAGAAAAAGAAGAACCAAAAAAGACGGTGTATATACCACCTTACAACTCAGACATACGTAACCTACAATTTATAGAAGAAGCCGACATACCCAGAGAGCTACTGCATGGGTTGACTAATCCTAATTCAATTCTATATAGAAACGTCACCCAGGCCATCCCCGAGAACTTCTCATGGGGCATACCGACCGAGGCGGACTCGCCAGAGGTCCTTCAAAAGAAAAGCATGATTGACGGTGTGAGGGACCAGTACCTGTGCGGCTCCTGCTACGCCGTCACGCTAGCGCAGATTTTGTCCGACTGTCATGTCGTCTCCGGTGCCGTCTCGTGGGCACCCAACGTCTCGGCCACATCCATCATGGCATGCTTCATGAACAACAAGCCTTGTAATGGCGGCAACCTGGCCCAGCTGTCTAATTTACTCTCTATATCAGGAGCCATGGATCAGACGTGTATCGACTACTCCTGGTGTTCCCAGGACAAGCAGTGGTGTACCAACAGACGAGGCAAGAACGAGTTCAACGTAGGCTATCTTGACAAACTAAACGCCAACGTACCAACAACGTGCGGCTGCTACTTCAAAACGCATCCCAAGTACAAATATAAATTTGACGCCCCAGGACAGCTCGTTCACAATGGGGGCCGCTTCAGACCTGTATACAAGACCATGGTTAAGCGTCACATCCTCAAATATGGACCAGTGATAGGTTCATTTGCGATATACTCCAACTTCAATAAATTCCTCATCTATGGTAGTAATATCAACGGGGGTGTGTATTTTGAGAACGGTAACTACACCTCAGGTATGAACAGGATGGCCTGGAACACGATGGCAGGTAATATCAATGGCTTCCACGCCTTCTCCGTGATGGGATGGGGTGTGGCCAAGAACATCGAATATGAGGATGGAAAGTTTGGAGATGTCCCATACTGGCATTGCCGCAACTCGTACGGGCGCTACGCCGGAAACGAAGGCTATTTCAAGCTCGCCATGTACCCATTCAACATGGCTGGAGGGCAGATCGACTCCCTTTTCTCGGTTGGACAAACGAGAGGACTAGGAGGCATCATCCTCCTCAAATGCACATCCCCTCCCATTGAATTCAGACCCAATGAGATCAGCGAGGAAAAACTCAAGGCCATCAAGCGGGCCCAGGAGGACGCGTACTACAAGGCAGGTCCCATGAAGGTTCGTGAGATATTTGACATTGAGGATATACCGTTCAAATTGGAGTGGTGGATGATCATAGTTGTGCTTGTGATACTCATGGTCATAGCGACCTTGTCGAGCGGGCGGGCTACGAAGGCGTCCGAAGGTCGCTAGCCGCTCGGTCGGTAGGTATAGTAACCCCTAGGGGTTACTATACAATCCGCAAGGTCGCTAGCCGCTAGCGGGCGACGGAAGGTCGCTAGCCGCTCGCCTTTGATCCAAAAGGTCCTTAGTATCGTCTTCCATAGTCCTGATGTCTTTTATGTTCAGTCCTATCCAACGATCTTGGGAACAAACCAGCTTCCTGTGGAATAAGTTAAACATAGTCCTCAGGTTGTCTCTAATGAGTGTATTGATGATCTCATCGTTACTCTTGACAAAGACTAGTTTGTACACAACCATAGGAATGAATGAAGAGTTCCAGTCGTCCTTTAACCCCAAGACCTTCTTTGGATCGTCGCCCTCCTTCACAAGTTCTGGTGGCAATGCGTCATTTACGATGTCTATGTTAATAACCGACCTCTTATCAAGTATGATTTGAGGTAGTTTAAACACGTTATCCTTGTTGGCGTCGTCGTCGGTCATGCACAATGTATCAATCGTAAACTCACCAGTTGTACCTGACTCTGCGGTCACCACAGTCCTGAAATTAGGGAACCCATTGAATGAAGACTCCCTCAAAACGACGGAGTCTTTGGTCAGGTGAGACGTGATAAAGTCAGGGATGTAATACCGTTTTGAGGTACGTTGGACTTTTTGTACCGAATTTCTAGAGTTTGGGTTATGTTGAGGAAGACACGCCACGTCGCATGGGACGTTCTCCAAGATCTCTACGCCCTCACCGGGCTTTGTGTATTCTTTTGACATCTCCATGGTTGTATGAAGATTGGCAATCTTGTACAGGTCAAATGAGAGTGGTAGCTTAATGCGGTATTCTATCAGTAACATGCTTTTATTTACAAGAGAAAATGACCTGCTGCCTGTGTTGTCTAAATATCGTGCCGATCAAAGCACTCCTTGCTACAGAATTTGAGACGGTCGGCTCCCCTAGGTGTGGTGAATGGGGGCGCGAACACCTCCGCGTCGCATTGATTGCAATAAATGGGCGTTATCTGGGTGATCCTCTCTCTCAGTTTTTGGAAGAGCCCCGGCGCAAGCTCCTTCGCGATTGTTCTGGGTCGCACAATTGGCACAGTAGCGGCAGGGAGCACCGCCGGCAGCGCAATCCTCTCATCTCCTGAAATCTGAGCAGTCGTTTTCGGAACCCCCATACGCCTGGGACGCATGTGCCTTCTCGCGGCAGGATTTCTCTGTTTGGTAAGTTCGTAGTATCTGTTCTCGATGGTCCGCCTCACGCGCTTGATCTTGTTCTCAATAGGAGTCTTGTCTACATTGGGATCCTTGAAGACCTCTGGGAGCAACGTATAGCGGTCGAGGTTGACGAGCACATCCCCTGGGTACTCATGATCCCTGATCCTCTCATGGTAGACCTGAGGGTCGTCAATCAAAGATGTTAGGAATACAAGGACATATGACATCTTGCGTGCCAGATCGTAATTGGTCTCAATTGGCCCAAACGACGCAATGATCGTTTCCGCATATTCCTCAAGCTCTTCACCGAAGGACGATTTGAGGACATCATTGCTCATGATCATATGTTTAGCCACCTCAAATCCTATGGAGTCAAGTGGGGTAAATTCCCGGATCCAGTCTTTCTTGGACGCCTTGTACATCTCCTCCGTCTCTACAATGAGATCGTTGTTTATGGTTACATATGCAACCTTGCCTGGTATAAATCTGCGATTACCTTCGCAAGCCATCCTATACCAATCCATATTGACCTTGTACCAACCATCTTTAATTTCTTGAGGTATTGTATATTGAGGGCCTACGCCTTTGATTGCGAAACCTCTGATGACTTGATCTGAGAATGGGAACATCCATGGGGCTCGTCTGTATTCGCGCTCGCATTGAGACAAGAGCTCATCAGGACCGAACATGATCCTGGGTCGTTGGGTTGGGGACATGGCGCGTGCTCTCAGACGTCCTATCTCTCCATCATCTACTATCATTGTCTGTCTGTATTTACGCTCAGCTGGCCCATCAATGATACCTCCTTGCCTCAATACGTCTTGAGGTATTTTTAGAGGGACTGCCTGGCGGCGTCTGATGAGCTCTTTCATGTTCTCTATGCGCGCACGCACGTCTGGGCGCTGCTTGAACTCGTCAAAGTAACGAACCACGTTGAACGAGTCGCTTTCATCAAACTCGACAAAGAACGTCTTGACTAAGGGGAAGGGGATACCACTCTTGAGCATATGGAACAGCTTGACCATCTCACGATCCAAGTTTAAGTCTGGGACATGTCGTTCCTCGGTCCACCCGGCATTGGCGACGAAGTTGTCGATCTCTTCGATCATCTCGTTCGGGTCCATGTAGGTGAAGGGGCGAAAGGGGTTGCGCTTGTCGGGCACTCGCTTCGGCTTCGCGGCGGCTACGGCCGCACGCTTCTTGGCGGCTTGAGCCCTCTTCCCGCGGAGCTTCTGCTGAGCACCCTTCTTTTTCACTAAGGCCATTACATTGTCTGCCATTTTTATCATCCACAAGAAATTAGTAGGTGACTTTGACGCAAAAGTTGAATTTCAAGACCATATATAGAAGTTAAATAAATAAACATGATCACTGAAATAAAAGGAGATATAACTAAGGTCAAGTGTGACTATATATGTCAGCAGAACAACTGCATAGCTGTCAAACCACATGGCCTATCTTTAACAATAGCAAGAGAAATGGGTGTATGTCCATACTCGAGAAGAAGAGCAGATGGTAAGAAAAACCTTGCAATTGAAGAAGATAGACCACCACTGGGGCGTATACTCACAGAGAAGTCACCTTTTAAGGACGTACATGTGATATGCATGTTCGCCCAGTATTCATATGGGACTCCTCAATCTCAATACTACTATTCTAGAGATGAAACATACAAAACAAGAGAAGAAGCTTTCAAAAAATGCCTTTACAGGATCAACAAACGTGTGAAAAAAGATGCCAAAATTGCATTCCCGAAGTATATAGGATGTGGATTAGCAAGCGGTGACTGGAACAATTACTTATCAATGATAGAAGAATTCGCAGTAGATAGAGACGTTATCATTGTAGAATATGATAAATAGTCACTTAGCAGTTAGATCGATGTGATATATATCCTCCAGAGGATATATATTGTGGTTGTGTTCTTAAAGGAAAAAATCTCGTAAAAAAAAATTCTAGAGGACAGGAAACCCGAGTGCCCCACCTGAGATTCTGATGATATTCGTGTTCAAACCAATGATGATGAATTCATAGGTCTGCGCGTAGTCCTGTCCAGATGCAGCAGCACCAGTACCGCCAGCACCCACAATAGCTGCGGGGGAGGCTGCAGGCACAATGCTTACATTAGTCAATTTACCATAATTGGTAGAGCCAAGGGGGTCAACGTTATAGAAGCCCAAGGAATAGGAGTACAGATGGTATCCAGTTGGCTCTGGAATACTGGGTGCCTTGTAGAAGGGTTCAATAAGTGAGTAATAGTCAGAACCCATCTGGTTAAGACGGTTGGTGTTCTCATACGTTAAAGTAGTATTATTAATCGGATCAAACGCGCCTGCTGTTGGTTCAAATACAACCACCTGAGGCCCTGGAACAGGTGAAGCTGTCGTGTAATTAGACCAAATGTTACTGTTGGTGATGTTCCTGACTGCGAAGAAGAGGGCCTTAATAGAGTGCGAGAACCTAATGTCATAGCTCTGGGTGGGGTTAGTGAGGGGAGTGAAGTTCTGTCTCGGGGCGGTCTGCACCTGCTCGATGAGGATGTCTCTGGGGGCGCAGGCCATTCGCTTACGCTCCTCATTGGATACGATTGAGTAGTTGGCCCAGACCTGGATGTTGGTGAGTTCGGGGGCGGCGGCGATATCGGTGCCGACGACGGGTACAACAGATGGATTGTTGTTAAGGACGGGGACGCTGTTGTCGAGAATGAGCAGCTCGTTCCAGTTACGGAAGTTGAAAGAGATGCGCATCTCATTGTAGGGCAGCGCAGCGGTGGGAAGGGCCACGCCGCTGTCGCGGGTGAAGAAGAAGGGGAGAGGAAGATTGAGGTTCTGGCTGGCCAGGGGGACGCCGACGTCGTGGGGAGCGATGAGACTGTCCACGTTACCGATCATGTTGTCGTAGCCCACACGCTTGCTGGCGCTCACGGTGAAGGCAGACCAGAAGTCGAGGAAGTAGTTGTCGAAACGTTCCGCCACAAGATCGTTGAAAGAGATGCAGGCCTCCCTGATCAGGTTGTGCATGAAGTTACGAGTCCAGCGAATCCTACCATTGGCGCCAAACTGGTTGTTTTGCAACAGGGTGACCGCCGGGATGGTAAGTCGGAGCCATGACTGTAGGAGGTAGTCGCCCGCTCTGGAGATGGACACTGACCACTCCTGGTTGAAGCCTGCTGCACCCGAGGAACGGGATAGGATGACCGGCACCTGGGTGAACCAGGTGGACTTGCGGGTCTCTCTGACAAAATACGCAAAAGCCTGATTGGAACCGTATTGGTACTTCTCAATCTCGTCAAAAGTGGCAAGATCAATGAATCCACTAGTGATATTTGATCCAGTAGTCGTCATTTTTAAGATACCGAAGATAATTTTTACAGAGGCAGCCTCATGAGCGAATGAAGATGTGCAACACCCAACCATGAGATGAGAGGGTGAAGATTGGAATAAAAATAGGAGTTGGGTAATAAATTGAAAATATAGGATGATTGGTCAGTAGTAAAGGTAAAAATGTCAGATGTACAGCTCAGCAATCAGGGAGACCTTTCATTACCTAACCTGTTATACCCAGTTCAGGATAGATCAATACAGAGTAGATCTCTTCATCAAAGAACTGAACCTGGTCGTTGAGTGTGACGAGTACGGTCATCGAGATAGGGATCCTTATAAGGAAAAGGAACGTAATATCGGATAGGATGTGACTTTTTCAGGTTCAATCCTGACGGATTCAATATCTTCAGAGTTATAGGTGATAAACTAGGGATTACATGTATACACGAGATAGACAAGCCATCAACCTACTTGAATATGAACTACAAAACATGAAGTTGTCTTAATCCTATAAGTTGCAATCACTTACCTTTCGGGTAATTGAAATTTGAAAGCATCAAAAAGTCTCAGTAGACCAACACACATGTACGTCCTCGTAAAAAAAAGGCCCAGTTAACTAGGTTCTGAGGTGGGATCGGTTTCACATACCACATCAGAACCTAGTTAACTGAGACTTTTTTTGATGAGCAACACCCAACACATATGTACGTCCTCGTAAAAAAGTCTCAGTTTACTGAGCTCTGAGGTGGTATGTGAAACCGATCCCA